TCCGATCTTACCCAGGCCATATGCCGATACCGTAAAAGGTTCTCGGTACAAAAATATGAAAGAGCTTCGCGTTCAGTTTTCTGGCCGTCCGATAAGAGCCTTTTATGCGTTCGATCCGATTCGCCGGGCCATCGTTCTTTGTGCAGGAGACAAAAGTAACGATAAGCGGTTTTATGAAAAACTGGTGCGTATAGCTGAGGATGAGTTTGCAGCACATCTGAACACACTGGAGAGCAAGTAATGAGAACATTAGATGAGGCGATTGCCAGCCGTTCACCGGAAAGCCAGGCGCGAATTAAAGAAATGGCAGATGAGATGATTCTTGAGGTCGGCTTGCAGATGATGCGTGAAGAACTCCAGTTATCACAAAAACAGGTTGCTGAGGCGATGGGTATAAGCCAGCCAGCAGTAACAAAGCTGGAGCAGCGCGGAAATGATTTAAAGCTGGCGACATTAAAGCGTTACGTTGAAGCTATGGGAGGCAAATTAAGCCTGGATGTTGAGCTTCCCACAGGAAAACGAATAGCGTTTAACATCTGATCAGAACGAATGATAAGCCCCTGTTGCAAAGGGGCTTTTTTGTGCTTATATAATTATAGATTTATATAAAAAGTGCTTTACAGGTGGGAAAAAATTTCCTAAGGTTATACCCGAAACCGAGCGATACCCGCCCTGGTTAAACCGGAGATAACCCGATGAGCATGATTAAAATCCGCAAAAACGCTTTCCTTAAAATTCAAACTATCCTGGCTGGTTCTGTTGGCGTGATTTGCCGTTCTTCCTCAAGCCGCATCGATGACTGCTACGATGATGAGTATCGTGTGTCCTCATGCGATGAGGCTTTAACCTGGCTGAAGGAGAATCAGGAACGTGCCCAGGTATATCTGGAAACAGAGAACGGCAATCAGATGCTGCGTATTAGCGGTCGTTATGGATTTGAAACTACATTCATGGCCTATTTTAATCAGGCTTACTTTGACAAGGAGTTGGCCTGGTACACTGATCGCATGAGCAAAAGCGAGCCAGCCCCGATTACACCGCCGAACAATAAACCATTTTTATTCCTCGTTAAGTAAACACAATGTGCAAAGTGTCATTTTGACACTTTGCGAGTGTTAATATTGTGCGAGGAGGGTGCTATGACGGGTTATGAATTGAAATTATGGCGTCGTGGGATGAACTGGACGCAGGAGCGAGCCGCCGAAGAATTTGGGATATCGTTGGCTACATATAAGCGATATGAGAAGGGGGAGCCGCCGAGGGTCATTGAGATGGCCATTCGCGTTCTGTCGTTTGACGATATGGTGAAGGATCTTTCACACCTTGATAAAGACGCGATTCTGTTAAGGCTGCAAACCCTTGTATGGGAAAAGGTTAAAGTGTCGTCAGAATTGGAACAAGGGATCAAATGATCCTTTACGGATCGTTTTATGGTGGTGTAATGTAAGCGCCAGAAAGACAAAAACCGCCTTGCCGGGCGGTTTTCAGTCTGAAATTTAAATCTTGCTTGGTCGGCTGGATTTAAAAAGACACCTCTTGATTGGGGCGGCTTTCTTGCGTCTAAAGATAATCAAATCTTTTTGCGCCTGCAACCCCTTTTTTACTGGTGCCCATTTCAGACTCACGCTCGCGTCGTTGTCTTTGCCACTTCGTTGGGTTCGGTGTTTTTGGGCGAAGTGGTGCGCGGGTATGCGTACAAGGGGAAAGTGTGCTGACGCAAGCCAGGAACAGCGATCTAAACTAAGTCGAGTCTGAGAAAGGCAGGAGTGCGACAACTCGCCTGTGCTCTATGAGCAGAAGAAGGTATATCAGACGACCAATGGCATGATTGTGGGCCACAGGGCGCACACGGCGGCGAAGCATTGGAAACGATGTGGAGCTATCTGGTGGCATGAGTTCCGGTACTCGATCTCGAGCTTTTTTTGATGCTTTTGAGAAGGGGCCGGAACTCCGGTAAAGGGCACCCTGTATGGGGGGAGGGGGGGTTGTGTCTAAAGGAAGATCTAATACGATATTGCTTTACCCTTATATCTAAAAGGAGATTTCTATGGGGATGCTGGTGGCGTTTATTATTAGCCTGATTTTGTGTTTCTTCGTAGTTCGTGGCGCATATCGGAAACAATGTGCCTCGTCTTCTGGTAGTAAGTTCAAGGTTGTTTTAGTGAGTGGCTTTCTCGGGATTGCTACTTTTGTAGTTGTTAATACTTTTGCGGCTGTGACCTTGATCCCCGAAGACTCCAGCGCTACGGCTACTACCGGAGCTGCTTTTGATGGTGTGACCGTAGATAAGTTTAAGCAGTTATATAATGATGACCTTGAAGGCATCGCTACATCAGGAAAAGCCACCTCCACTATAAGAATTAAGTCTGTTAAACAAGGTAACAACACCGTTGAATTTGCCATCAACTCATCTGTTAACGGTCGAGCTAGAGTTGATAAGGATGGGAAGATTTCAGAGTTATTATGGCGAGTATCTAAGCCTAGCTCTGATTCCTTGCTTTCTATGGCCGTAGCTGTTGAAGTCTTGGATGCATCAAGTGATAGAGACACAGTGATCGCGCAGTTAGAGCAGATTGTTAAATCTGATACGCAGAAAGCTGAGTTTAAGACTAAGAGAGGCGAGTATTACGTTTCTCGTGACAAATCAGGGCACGTGTCGCTATTGATTACACCGAAATATTAAGAATTGAAGAAGCGCCCAAATCGGGCGCTTTGTTTTATGGTTTTGCACCTGCGGCCAGTTTATCCGCAGATATTTTTATCAGTTCCTGTAGTGTCCTGGCTGGCAGGTTTGCATCCAGAACGCTGAGTATGCTGTTGTGATCAGCCTGGTCGACTACTTTGCCTGTCGGTGGTAGTAGCTTGAGCTGAGGATTCAGGTTTTCGTCAAAGCTGATAAGTGCTCTGGCGTTTCTGAGCAGATCAAGAAGTAAGGCTGATATCACATCATCTTTAGTCATTGTTGGTAGATTTAGTGCCGCTTTAGTTTTCTCCGTCGCCTTGTCAAACTCTTTGATTAGTGTCTTGCGGTAGTTTGGTTCTGTTAATAGCCGATGATGTTCTGTTGCCGTTCGGATAATCTTTGTTTCCTGATACAGTCGGTTGTATAGCATTCGCTCGTATTCTGCCTTTAACACGCTGCTGATAGCGTTAAAGGCTTCAATGTAGGCCAGCTTGATATCCTTCACGCCTGGACCGTCGATACTTTCCATGAGCAAGGTAAATCCGTCTTTTGTCATGCGATAGATTGTTATTTCGCGGTCGCTTCCTTCCAGCGGTCGTTGCTCTTTAAAGAAATGACGCGCCGCAGCCGTGCGAGGAATGCGTAATGCATCGATGGCCATTACGATGGAATTGTTTGTGGTGCTGAATGCCTGGGCAACATCGGCTGAGGTTGTGAGTGGCTCGTTGTTGCACACCTTAATGTAAAACATCGGTTTGGCGTTGAGCGTATCGACAACCTCACGAGCATTGTCTGGCGAGACGGTAACGGTCGCGGCCGTTTGCGCGTTCTGGTTGAAATAGCTGTCTTCCAGCCGTTCGAACACATCCCACGCTTGGTTAGTTTCAAGCATTTTGGCATGACGTGCAGCCCCGCGTTCTGTCCAGAGGATGAGAGAGCGAGTTTTGGGGGAAATTTGCACTTCATTTTGTGACTCGTTTAAAACTAGTCGCAAATTTTTGAGTTCATCACCAACAGCTTTAAAGAAGTGCTTCCCCTCAATGAACCGAGTTTTATTTTCATGGTGATTTTGCTGTATACGGATTGCTTCTGTTCCATAAAGGCGGGCGAGTAGCTCAGTTGTGATTACTGGAATCTGATTATGCAGGATAGGCTGTAGGGTGTTAACGGTCGGAAGCGTTTTCATTTTGCACCTCCCATAACTACTTTGGTTACGAGGGAGATTTTTGCGTCAGAAACAGCGTTATCGTTGCTGGCGATGCGCATAGCTTCGCGCTCGATGATTTCAGCCAGGCGGAATTTATCGGCGTATGAGGCTTTCTTGAGAAGGATCTTTACGAGGTTGACGTAATAGTCATGGGGTAGGTTTGTCATTGTGATATCTCCAGTATATGGAACTATCACCGCCATTCGAGGCTAATCAAATGGTGGTGAGCCGTACAGGGTTAGCCTTACCGGACACAATGACGAACCGGCGCGGATTTCTCCGCCCCTGTACGACCCACCATAATTTGGGCGTAACAGTGCTCTACGCATAAAAAAACCGCTAACGCGGTATGCGCCATCGTGTTATTCAGGAGGCTAATCCCGACCGTAGATTTTGCTACGGCTCGGAAAGTGTCCTCCAATGGCGCATTCATGTCAATACGGCGGGATTTTAACAGAGACAACCACATAGCGTGGGTTTATTGGTAGGCAGAAACAAAAAAACCGCCCTATTGAGGACGGTTCTTTCGTGCTGATCGGATTCGCGGTCCTTTCAGCAGATCG